TAACATATAATTATATGAATAATTCTATTTTAGGCTATTCTTTCAGCTCTAATTATTCAAATATTAATGGTAAAATTAATACGTCTCATGAACTTACAAAAATTGAAAATGGTAATATTGTCACTAAAAAATATAGAAATAATAAACTAGTTCAAATATTAAAGAGTCCACGTAGAGATAGCTCTGACAATAAAAAACAATTAGTTAAAAAAGGTATTGAAAAATTAAAAGATATAAATCTCGGTAAAACTGTAAAATCTAGAAAAAAATCCACTAGAAAAATAAAAAATTCTGTTAAAAAAATAGCCAAAAAATTACGCTCTCCTAAAAGAAAACGTTCTGTAAAATCCAAAAGAGTTCTAAACAAATTTAAACGTAAAAATAATTAAATAATATCCCCAAAGATTGAATAATTAATATAATAAAAAAAATGCATAAAAAGTACATAATAAAAATTTTATTTTTTGGTATTATAGATATTATTTCATCATCTGATAATCTTAAATTTTTCATGTTTATACTTATAACAATGAAAAATTTTTAAATAAGTTTTATCTTATACTATTTTTAAGCTTAATATTTTCATTCTTTAAGGTATTAATCTCTTCTTTTAAATCTTGAATTTCACTATGCTGTTCCTCTATTTTTCTATATAACAAGTCTTCTTTGGAGATTATCCTCCAAAATGCTGTTTCAAATATTGGTTCTTCTTCACCTAAATCTTCAGAATAATGATAACGTTGAACCGACCATGTAAATTCTCCATTAGATAATTTAACGTATTTTGGGTGAATCTCCTCAAGTAAACCCCCTAATCTAAAAACTTGTTGACGTGTTTGATTATGAAGTGTTACATATCTTACATGAGTTTTAAGACCAACATCTTCAATATTATCAACTCTTTCATAGTTCTCTAATTTTTCTAACATAGATTTTTTATTTTGCAATGTATCTTGATATGTTTTTTCTGGTCTACTATAATTATTAGTAATTAATCTTTTCAGTTTAATATTTTCGGACATAATGATGTATATATATGATATATATAATGTTTAAATAAAAATATAGCTTTAAAGTTTATTTCAATTTAAAATTAATTGGTTTTTGATTAAGTATTTTAAATAAAATTAATATATACTTATAGTATAAATGGGATTAGGTTATTTAACATTAGCAATTAAAAGTGAGCAAGATAAATATCTAACAGGTAATCCATCGTTCACATTTTTTAAATCAGTTTATAAACGTCACACTAATTTTGCAATTGATTATCAATTTGTCAATTTAGTTGGAGATTCAAGCAGAAGTCTTGGTAAAAAATTATACGTTGAGATTCCTAAAAATGGTGATTTACTGCATAGAATGTATTTATCTCTTGATATAGAAACTACATCTGATGATTTAAAGAAAATTACACCATTAGCATATAATTTAGTAGAACATATTGATTTATTTTTAGGAGGTCAACGTGTTGATCGACATTATGGTTCATGGTTACATATATGGCATGAACTTAATGAAACATCTGATAAACAAACAGCTTTGGGTGAAATGATTAGTAATCATCCAATAGAGGCTTCAAGTAAAAACAGGATATATATTCCACTTAGATTTTGGTTTAATAATAATGTAGGGTGTGCTTTACCACTTATTGCATTACAATATAGTGATGTAAAATTTGAAATTAAGCTTGCAAATAAAGATACTGTGGATAGATATGCTGAAAATGCAACTGATCCTTTAGAAGATACTAGAGATGAGAATATAAATATATCTCAAATACAATTATTATGTGAATTCATTCATCTTGACTCTGAAGAGAGAAGACTATTTGCTTCTAATAGCCATGAATATTTAATAACACAATTACAAACCAGCCTCCATAATCCAGTAAAATTATTTAAAAACGAAAAGCGAGCTGCATATGAAAAAATAAATCATAAAACACAACTAAGATTTAACCATCCAGTGACAGAACTTGTATGGACATTTCAAGATAGCAATGGAGCTATATTTAAAAATAAGAGTGATTTATTTAACTATTATAATAAAGGTATATTATCGACTAATTATTGGAATAATTTTAAAATAGGTCATGAGCAGATGATTGGTGCAAGCTTGGTTCTTAATGGTAAGGAAATGACAGAAGAATTACCTGCATCTTTTTATAGAAATATACAGCATTTTCAATTTTATAATGGATGTAATCTAAAAAACTTAAATGATAATTTATACAATGAAAATCTTAGCTTAACTCCAGCTAAACAATATATAGATTACACAAAAGGTTCGGGTATATATAAATACTCTTTATGCCTTACTCCAGGTAATCCACAACCATCTGGGTCGCTTAATTTTTCTAATTTAGAAACAGCTGAATTAAAATATAGATTACTGAGAAAAACACCATTTATAGAAACATCTGTACGTGTATCTTCTCCATATAATGTTGATGACTTAGATCAAGGTGATGATGGTTATGGTAACTTTAACCTTCAAACCAATGTTACAGTATTTGATGGATTTATTTCATCTGGCAATTCCCCCAATTTAAGCCTTGGAGACCGTGTATTATTAAAAGACCAAGTTATTCAATCTGAAAATGGAATTTATAATGTTATTCAGGGCGACGGAGGCGCAGGGCAACTAAGATTAGATATGGATAATACATTTAAAGAATCAATTAAAAAGAGCCCAGTATTAATTACAGTAAAAAATACAAATTTTACAAATCAAAGTACTCAAAATAATAAAACATTTATTGCTTATTTAAAAAATGGCATTACAACATTGCCCGCTGATATTAAAATAGAAGAATATAGTGATGCATCAGGTACTGTAGCTAATAAATTTGATTTACAAAGCAAAGTACTTACTATTTATGCTGTCAATTACAATATATTACGAATAATGAGTGGTATGAGTTCTGTGTTGTTCTCTAATTAGTTAGTAATTTTATTATAATTAAAAATATGTATTTATAATAAAATGTCACATGCCAGAATAGTATTACAAGCTGTCGGCTCACAAGACGCATTTTTAACCAAAAATTCTAAACATACTCATTTTAAAAAAACTCACAGGAATCATACTCAATTTGGACTTGATTGGAGCATAATTAATGCAAATGACAAAAATATAAATGATTATGCTTCTCCAAATAGCTCTCACTATTTTAGATTAGAAAACAATGGTGACTTGATTAACGAAATATATCTTAGAATAAAAATTAAAATCGATGAAGGATGGTCAAAAACTAATTTTGGTAATTATGTAACTATTTTCAATATAATTGATAATATAGAATTTTTATATAATGATAAAATTTTAACCAAATTAACAAGCGACTTTATGTTTTCTTACTTTGAGATAAATTATAACGAAACTGAAAAAAGAAATTTAGTTGATATGTTTTCATATGATAAATTATCTACTCATTCTGATGAAGAATATATTCATCTAACTATTCCATTACCATTATGGTTTCATAAATCACCTGGTTTAGCTTTTCCAATGTGGGCATTAAATAATCCAAATGTGGGAGTGAATGTTAATCTTAAAAATTTTTTTAAAACAACCAATGTAATAAATGATATAGAATTATTAGTTAATTTCACACAAATCAGTTCTATAGAAAAACAACAATTTGCAAACAAACCATTGGAATATTTAATTGAATCAGTTGAACAACTTGATAATAGTATACTAACAGATCAAAAACAATCTAAAAAAATTATGGTAACTAAAAGTCATTATATTAGATACTTTATGTGGAATATACAAAATACATTAAAGGTACAAAATACTTTTAGAAATAATTTTAATTTTTTGGATGATTTAGAAAATGCTTCAATTTCGTTTAATGGCAATGATTTGATAAATAATGCTCCATCATCTTTTTATAAATCAGTGTCAAGATATATGCATTTTAAGTCGGCTTGTAACATGGGATTAGACAATAATAATGGTGAGGTAGACGATAATACACTTAATCCAGTTTATACATATTCATTTTGCCGCGAACCAACTACTAAGAAATTATCCGGATATTTTACTTCTGAAAAATTTAACAACGTAACTTTTGATTTAAAAATTAAGGAACGTTTAGGTATTAGTAGAGCATTAAATATTTACATGGTTAAACATAATATCATGAGAATTAGTAATGGTTATCTCGATATATTAGTTAATTAATATATTTTCAATTATTTAATTGTAAATATATTATTATAGTGAAAAAAAATATATCTATATAATATAAAAAAATGGGTGGTGGTTTAATGCAACTCGTAGCCTATGGCGCACAAGACATATATCTCACAGGTAATCCTCAAATTACCTTCTTCAAAGTAGTATATCGCAGACATACTAACTTTGCTGTAGAATCAATAGAACAGACACACAACGGCAGCGTATCCGCTGGTTCCAAAATCTCAGTCACTGTATCCAGAAACGGTGATTTACTCTCAGCAGTCTGGCTTGCAATGACTGGTCCAGATACTATTGAAAAAGGACACGCAGCAATCGACAATGTAGAAGTTGAAGTTGGTGGTCAAGTTATTGACAAACAATATGGACACTGGATGCATGTCTGGACTGACTTAACTCTTGGTGTAGACAAAGCTGCTTTATTAAAAGCTTGCGGTGATGCACCCGGTAAATCCATGGTACCATTACAATTCTGGTTCTGTAGAAACCCAGGTCTCGCTCTTCCTCTTATTGCTCTCCAATATCACGAAGTCAAACTTAACGTAACTTTTTCCTCTGCCGCCGGGGCAGCTCCTAGCGCTGTAGAAGTATGGTGTGACTACGTTTTCCTTGACACCGATGAACGCAGACGCTTTGCCCAAGTATCACATGAATACTTAATCGAACAAGTACAATTCTCTAACAGACTTAACGCTGGTTCAGCTGCAAGTGGTGCTGCTGCTAACACTCAACATGAACTCAGATTCAACCATCCTGTAAAAGAACTTGTATGGACCGTAACCGAAGCTACTGCCGGTGATGTAACAGTTGATAATGCTCTCTTACAACTTAATGGTCATGACCGCTTCAAACGCCGTGAAGGTAAATACTTTACTAAAGTACAAAGATACCAATACCATACTGGCTCAGTCGACCGTGATACCGCAGAAGGCCCCAGTGTACCCCATGTATACTCATTTGCTCTCAAACCAGAAGAACATCAACCATCTGGAACTTGCAATTTCTCTCGCATAGATAACGCAGTTCTTAACATGAATTTCAAAGGCGCCACCGCCGCCTCTACTGCTCACACTCTTAGAGTATACGCCGTTAACTACAACGTCCTCCGTATCATGAGTGGTATGGGTGGTCTTGCATACTCCAATTAAATTAATTATTTGTATCTTATCTTAATAAGATTTATTAAGGTTAGATTTATTATTAATAATAATTTATTTTAATATATTAATATGGGTGGAGGTTTATTACAAATTGTGGCTTATGGTTTAAATGATACTATGCTCACTGGTAATCCTCAAATTAGTTTTTTTAAAACTATTTTTAGAAAACATACCAATTTTTATAAAGAATCAATAGAACAAATTTACTCAGGGGATGTCCGCAGCGGAAACAAAATAGGTATTAAATTATCAAAACAAGGTGATTTATTAAGTGGATTGCTATTAGAATTTAAAGAAATAACATATGATACAGTCTCGTGTATAGATTATGTTGAATTCTATATAGGAGATGTATTAGTACAAAAATTTAATTCACACTGGTTAAATTTATGGTTTGATTTGACTCTTAATAAAGATAAAACTGAATTAATGAATATTATAAGAAGAGGAACTTTAAATTATGTTGTTCCTGAATTAAAAAATGAATCTAATCCAATATTTATTCCTAATCTTAGAGTTAATGAGATTAGAGAATATCCTCTTCCAGCTCAACGTTCTATACGGTCTATGTATTTTTATGATATGTTTATCTACATAACACAGGATAATGGTATTGACGACCAAAGTTGGATAAGTCGTCTCACGGTCTCACTTTACTATGATACGGATAGATATGTAAATCAAACTATCAATAATACATATCAAGAAAAATTTATACAAACACCAAATAATACTCCAATAAATAATGTTACAACCACAAAAGGATTAACTATACATAAAGATAAATTATATATTGCTGACACCGTTGTTATTAATGATGAATCTATTGGAGTTATTGATGTACATACTCTAGATACAAATCCTGCAAGTACTTCATATGGTAATATAACTTATACTAATCAAAAACTTGTGGGTTCTAATACAGAATATTCTGAGGTAGAAGAATTTAATAGACTTGTACCATATATTTCTCCTCTTGGAAGAAATTATACGGGATTTTATATAGGTATCATATCATCTATGTGTTCTAATGATGAATATATTATTTTATCTAATGAATCAGCGCCACATTATTTATATAAAATGTATACTGATTTTGGTAGTTATAGATATAAATATAATATTGAAGATTTAACTCCTCCTACTATTACTTTTTTTGGTAAAGGCATACCAGGTTACAGAAATGGTAGTGCTGCTATTTCAACATTTAATAAACCATATGGAATAGCTGTATATGAAGAAATTGATACTGAAACTGGTGAATTTTTATTTACAGATATATATATAGCTGATAGAGATAATCACGTAATACGCAAATGGAACCGTTTATTTTCTGAAACAGTTACCATTGCTGGAAATATGATTGAAGATAATGAACAAAATATTAATCCTATTGGATTTATTGATGGTGATGCATCTTTATCTAAATTTAATCTACCTGAAGATCTATGTATAACCAAAAATGGCAGATACATTTTTGTTGCAGATAGAGGTAATTATTGTGTCAGAAAGATAGATACTGATACTAATCAAGTATCAACAATTGCTGGAAATAATGTTATAGGGCATGCTGATGGCCGCGGAATAAATGCAACATTTAATTTTATTACAGCTATAGTTATAGATAATAATGATAATTTTTTATATGTCAGCGATAACGACGTTGCAACAAATTCAAACCGATGCTTAATTAGAAAAATTTCTATTATTACAGGCGATGTGACAACAATATTAGATTCTGACAATATTATATTACCTGATGAACAAAAAAACAGTTTTATCGATATAACAGCACTTGCAATAGATCCTTATTCAAGTTATTTATTAGTTGCTGATACAAATCGTCTTTTTAAGCTTGACTTAATTACAAATAATAATTTAAATCTAGTTGAAGGAAACATTGAATTGATATCTGGTTCCGCTGTGAATGCGCCCGGTAATGTAAGTGCACCAAATGGTGGATTAATTGATGCAAGATTTAATAATATAGGTGGTATCTTCATTGATTACAATAATGAATTTGCGTTAATATCTGATACAAGTAATCATGTTATAAAAAAATTATATATTAAAAACTTTGTTAATCCAAGTATGATATTACTGACAGGTGGTGAAAGTGATGAACAAGATATTGTTGAAGGAGCAAATGATGGTTATCCAACCTATGATGCGCAAGCAAAGGGATTTGCTAAATTCAATGAACCCAGAGGAATTTATATTAATAATTTATCTAATAAATCATATATTGTTGATACGTTGAATCATAAGATTAGAGAAATACATATTGCAGATAGACAAGAAAAAGCATCAACTTTTTTCATTGAACAATTAACTTCAAGTCTTAAAGCAAAAGTTAAATTTTTAGTAAATGATTCAGCTAAAAATATATATATAATATACGAAAATTTACCTGGTATTTACAAAATTATGATTTCAGGTATAGACCCTCTTAATACTATAGATGTTTTAATTCCATTATCAGATAATTTTATAATAAATGGCAATGGTCTATCTATAAGAAATGATATTTTATATATTCCATGTAAAGCAACAAATAAGGTATATCAATATGATATCAATTCACCTGCTTTTCTGGAAATAAATAATTATGTTGAAGATACGGAAGAGCCTGAAGATGGTATATTATTTAATCAAGATATTGAAGAAAAAACGGCAGAAGATGATGATACTG